GGTAAACCACTTAAATACGTAGATTCATTTATTTTAGAACATACAAGTCTGGGTGAAGTTAACGAATTTAATACATTAATACCGACGGGTTCAAATCCACTATCATTAAATGAACCCTCTGAACCGCCAGCACTAGTGCCTGTAACAGTTCTAATTTGACCACTAATAGAAGTTAATGATCCTGGTGTAATAACGTCATATGAAGGAACTAAAGCAGTATAGGAAATATTTTCTGTTGCTCTAACATTCTCACCACCAACAGATGATTCATTTGAGAATTGAAGTCTGGGGAATCCTGCAGGAGTTCCATCAACACTTCTATTTACACCATTTGCCGACATATCAACTGCTATATGATAATCATCTATAGTGATAGGTTCAGCAACAGTATGAGTTTTATTTATTCTTCTTAAAGAAACACCATTAAGTTCATACTTATAAACTAAAGACTTATTATCATGTGAAGATACAATAGTAGAATCTGTTCCTCTACCATCAGTATCAATGGTAAGGGTTCCTGAACCTACAGCATTATATTTAACAATTTCATTACCTATTTTAATATATCCAGGATTAGTAGCAGATACATTTTGACCTTCAAATGTTGATAAATTCGAAGTATTTGCAACACTTACTAAAGTTGTTTCAATATTACTTAATGCGGAACTTAATGTAGTTGGTGCTACACTCGATTCAATATCATTCAATGTTACTTTATTAGTATTAGAATACATTCCATGATCGAAATGTGATACTTTAAAATAATTTCCAGAACGTATGCCACCAGTTGAAGTAGATTCTCTTATCTTGTAAGTAGTTAATCCAACTATACCACCAGTTGCATCACTATAGTAACTTAATCCAAATCCAGCAGATGCACTTTGTTTTGCAAATTCCTTACCAGATCCAACAGAACCAGTTTCACCTTCTATATTTTCAACAAATAGGGTATCTATATCAGTTGATATTCCTGCAATAGTAATTTGAGCACCAGAACCTTGATTTCCAGCAGTAGAAGTTACAATACCAATAACATCACCAATTTGATATCCCGTTCCACGTTCACCTTTAACATTCGTAAATGCTACCTTTTCAATAGCTCCTGTTGTGGAATCTACGTTAGTTATATTTAATTTTAGACCAGAACCACTACCAACAAAATTAAAGGTATTTACAGAAGAATCGGTAATATAATTAACTCCTGTTTCAGTAGTCTTAATTCCTAAGTTACTAACAGAACTTCCCCTACCAACAATAATAGCAGAACCACCTTTATCACTAACACCAGCAATTTTTTGTCCTACTGTTAATATTCCAACTAACGATGAATCACTACCAGGAATAGTAGTAATACCAATAGTAGCAGTTTTTGTCAAAGTCCTTATTGGATCATTATTTAATTTCAATATATAATCATTACTTTCATTTAAATCTGGATTATAGAAGAATGCTGTTCCAGTATCTGAAGTAAAGTTTGCTTTATAAAGTTTAAATTTAAGATCTTCTCTTTGATTGGGAGACCATATAGAACCATTCTGTGATTTGAATAAACTTCCAAGTGCAAACTGTCGTGAATATACAGCAGATAATGCATTCTCATCAGGAGGAATATTAGAATCAATATCTGCTAGAGATTTTTCACCCATTTCAGCAGCAAATAATCTATATTCATCACTATTTTCAGAAATAACTACAATTGCATATTCTCTACCTGGTGCCAAATAAATTGGTTCTGAGAATTTTACATTAGTTGCAACACTTCCATCTGTAGATGTTTGTATATTGGGTATAAGATTTCCATTAGCATCTGTTGTTGTAGGTCTTACAGTAACAGGTTTTCCTATAGTATTTAAAGTCGGTAATCCCAATTCAACAGTTCTTACTTGAATCTTGACTGGAGCATTTCCACTATCTATTGTGTTAAAATATAAATCAATCGATGTTAAAAATACACCATTAACATCATCACTTAAATCAATATCTGAAGGTGCTTGAACATTTCCACCAACTATAAATGATTGTGCTAAAGGATCACTATACTCTACTTGTTCTGTAGTTACATTAGTGGATGTATTTATATTTGTTAAAGCATCAAAATTGGTTGTAGTTGTTGTTACTTCATTCTGCCATCTATTTACATTTCCTTGAGAAGTATATCTAGATTCTGCAAAAGAAATTACATTACTTCCAGGAACCCCACGTTCATTTGTAGAACTTGAAGTTAATTTAAATGTTTTTGTTCCAGTTTCTATTCTCACTGCTGGAACAGGACTTGCATTTGGATCTTTTAAGAAGAATGTTCCGATAATATCTCCATAATTATCTGAAATTAATCTTAAGTCTTTAACATAAGCTACTGCACCACTTTCTTGCCCAACTAATCTCATTCCTTGAGTTAAATATCCAGAATACAAACCTTGTGCTTCATTTGATAATGATTTTGTATCAACATTAAGAATATTTGATGATGAACTATAAGATTCAGATATAGTTTCTGATTTATTATATGGGTTGATATTATATATTGATGATGAATTATTATATTGTCCAAATTTATGTCTAGGACTAGAAACTCTAAAATTGATTAATTGTACACCATCAACTGTTCCAATAACAGTTTCTCCCACAGAAAATGCATCAGAAGCACCATAGGTGTTTAAAGATGAATCTGTTGCTATTTCAATCAATTTTGGTATAAAACTAACACCACTATTTCCATCAAGGAATTGATAATAACGTGTGGATGGTTTGAGATTTGATACTACAAATTCAGTATTTCTAGATCTCATAAAAGATTCAGAACCAGTTGATACTAATTGATTTCTAGTATTAACATCATCTACACTAAATGCATTTTCATTAATAGTTTGTCTATTACTTACTTCTGTAGTAACATTACTACTTGTTACTCTTCCACGATCTCCTTCTTGTCTACGATTTGTTCGTAATACATCTCTACCTTGAATATCAATATTTTGTGTAAATATATCACTTCTAGTAATACGAATATTATTATCTTCTAACTGAATTGTCCTAACCCAAGTATCGTTTCTTGGATTAAGTTCAACAGTTCCATTATAAACAACAACGTTGAATGGATTAACATTGACAGATTTTGTTGCCATTGTTTGTTCTAACCAATCAATTTCTTCATATTTTAAGGTTACTGCATTTCCAGTTTTTTGTATATTTGGATCTATAGTTGGATAATTTTCACCAAAATCTTCATTTTCAGGAATAGATACTTCTAAAGTTGCAAGTTGTGATGCTATAGAATTTCTACTAACAATAGGAATTAATTCATTTGTTACTGGATTTATTTGAATTGAAGATAACTTTGTATTCATTAATGAATAATTATTAAATGGATCAACGAAAAATCCACTCTTAAATCTATTTCTTCCATCAGCATCTTGAATTTGGAGAGTTTGAGTATCAATCTCAAGTAAAGAAAGTGTTGTAACTTGTTCTAAATTCTTTACTCTATCTTCAATAAAACCAATATCCCTCATTGTAAATCTTCTATTATCAATTAAAGTTAAAGATGCATCTTGTGGATTGTAAAGATATGGTGGAAGATTAATAGTTGCTACTTGCATCAACTCATCATTCTTTTCAGGTGCTTTAGGGGTTTTTTCAGATATTCCTTTTTCAACAACAAACTTACCAAATTTATCCAAATATAATTTATCAATTCTAGGTAAATAATATTCATAACCTAATATTGATGATTCATCTGATTTTAAAAGATACTTAGGAACACTATCAAAATTTCTAGAACTAAAATCAAATGGTGATCCAGTAGTAGCTGATGGATCAAATACTGCTACTCTTGGTCTAAAATCTAAAGTGTCTGACGCTCTTATATTAGATGGTCCAATATTTGGTATATCTTCAGTAAATCTTTCTTTGTCATAACTTAAGACAGTGAATACATCACCATCATCTGTAGATGGTACTGAGTAATAATCAAAAACAATTAATAATCTTTTAGCAGGTTCTGAAACTCCATTATTTCTAACAAGTCTAGAATAATCATAATATTGATCTTTTTGCCCCTTATCTAAAGAAAAAGAATCTGTAATAATTTTATAACTACCCGAAGTAATTATTTCAATTTCAGTGGTTAATTTAGACTCGTCAAATACTACAGTTTCTCCAGTTGATAATTTATCACCTGTCAAATAAACAATTTTTAACGTATTTGCTGATGGTGATGAAACAACTCTTGCAATTGCTTTACTTGTATTACCTACTATATGTTCTCCAACTATGGCATTAGTATGAACACTAGCAGTTGAAGTAAATTGAACTTCATCTAATGTTGGATCTGAACTATCTAATGATTCGTAAACAGATACTACCTTTGCTACATCAGGATAATTTAAAGAAATTTCCTCATCTTGTACTCTTACACCATAATACTTATTATAAGTTAATCCATCAGAATTTGAAGTATTAACACCAACTCCAGATTGCTTATATTTTGATCTAGATACTACAAGAGAAGCACTCCTATTATATTGTTTTACTTTACTTTGAATTCCAAACTTACTAAGTGTTGTATCTACTACAACATTACTTTGACTATCTCTTAAACCTCTAATAGTTATAATATTATTGGAAAGTTCAAATTGATCTCTTGCAATGGGTGCTTGTATACCAGTTGAATAAGTTACAGAATATCTTTCTTCGTCAAATGCTTCATAAGCAGCACTAGTAATTCCTACAGATGAAAGATCGAAAGTAAGTTCACCACTACCATCAGTTGCCTCTCCAGTTATTTGCTCAGAAATAGTTAATGTTGATCCAGTAAGATCTACTGTAGAAACATTATAATCTGGCAATTCTACATACAACCCACCTTCATTTGATATAATAGGTCCCATAGCATATGGAGTAACTAATGAATCATTTGTTCCAGTTAATATTTGACCATCAAAAACTCCAGTAACACCAGCACCAATTCCTCCATTAATGGCACTATTTGCTATCGAACTTATTCCTATTGTTAATTTATTAGAAGAAACAGAAGTTACTCTATTATAAGTTTCTGTCGAAAATCCAGATCTTTGATATGAAATAATAGTATCTGTTCCTATACCAGCAAATGGAAGTCCTCCAGCCGCTACTGTTGCTACTCCACTAATTACTCCTGGAATTGTTATCTGATTAATACTACCAGGCATTCTGAATCTTTCAAGCACAGAATCAGCAGTGAAATCGGGATAACCAGAAGCTCCAGTTTGTTTTACTGATTTTATATTTTGAGTTCCATATACAACAAACTCTTTAATGATTCTTGAAATTTCTATTCCATTAACAATTAGTCCTTCACCTTTAACAAAATTACCAGAAGTTTGTCTTAAGTAAATATATTCACTATTACCACCAGCATAAACAGCATAACCACTAGCACCACTATTCTTACCTTTTACAAAAGCAGTAGTGGGAATATCATCAGCATCAACACTTTGATTTAAGGTTAATTTGGTATATGTTTGAATATCATATAATCTTAAGTCATATTCTGTAGAACCATTTGAATATTCAGAAGAAGTAAGATTGATTGTATATACTCTTGCATCTCCTATTTTTGCACCACTATCACCTACTAATCTATTATATAAATCTATAGTTGCTCTTTGTTTTGGCGTTCCTGTTACATTATTAACTTTCAATAAATTTCCCATATTAAATGGGATACTTGAATTAGATATTATTTCAGTATCTCTTGGTTTATCTGCATCTATAATAGTTGTTCCTATTTTTTCAACATCATATCCTCTTACATATGCCTTTCCTGGAGATACTTTAAGACACATTAAATCATCAGAAGGTGTATTGCCATCTTCTGTTTTTTCATTATTAAAATATACACCATTATTACCTAACCTATCATTCAAAGAATTATGTATTGATGGATTAAATTGATCTATTGTATAATCACCAGATTCATCATAAGTTCTTTCTGCCAAATAATCACGAATTATATTATATTGGGTTTTTGAATTAAATTTCTGTATTCTACCATTTTTAACTCTTAAAATTTCAATAAAATCAGTATCATTAGTATCAGTTAATAGTTTTTTGGTAAGTGATAAACTTATTTTAAATCTATCTGCACCTGGAGCAGCATAATTAGTAAATCCCTTAGCATTATCAAATAATGAATCATCTTCTTTAGCATTAACAATAACTTCATCAACCTTTAATCCAACTCTATAAGATGGAGTATTAGTATAATAATCTAGAATTATAGTTTCTTGTGCAATATTTACAAAATATCCTCTAACAAAAAATACTCCATCTTGAATAGACGCTGCTGATCCTATAGAAGTTGCATTTGATGATATTAAAGATGCAAAAGGTGTTCCTGCAACAATTGTGGTATTTCCATATTCTACATTTTCAGTAGCACTTAAAGATTCACCATCTTGAAATTGAGTAAATACAAAATTATCATCAGAATCTATATATTTTACATATATTGTTATATCATCTACATTAGCACCAGAAATTTCTACATGTTGAATTTTTGCTGTAGTTCCAGATACTTGTCCTGTTATTTTCTTTCCTATAAAATTGTTAATGTATAAAGATATATCAACCCCTAAATTAGAAGAATTTAATTTTACAGCATAAAATTGCCCATCATATGTAAGATTACCTGGAATAATTACAGATCCTTCCTTGAACATATGACCCCCGAAGGACTCTACTTGTCCTTGAAGGATTGATTGTAAAGAAGTTAATTCTCTTGCTTGTACTGGATATCCTGGTTTAAATAAAACTTTATAAAAGTTCTTTTCAGAATCAAAATCATCATAATATGGACTAATATTTAAATTGGTTTTTTGTGTCATTTTTCTTTAAAATTCCAAAATAATTTTGATGTCTTCTTTTTGTCTAGAATCTCTTTGTACCAGAGGTCTATTATTCATATAAATTATATCACCTGTCTTTTTATTTATCTCTGGATTAGCAAGTCCATCTGTAAAAACAACTCCCAAATTTACGTCTTTTGAATTTATGGTAGTTTTAATACCACTGAATCCAGTATCTACAGATCCAGTAAATGGAGAAATACTATTTCCTGAAGATTCAAAAGATAATATTTTAGAAGTGCTACTGACAGTATTAACATCAGTTTGATCTTTCTCATTTCCAAAATATAAAGATCTATCTTGGAAGTATTTTACAACTTGAGTTTCAGAATCATATGACGCAATATAACCTTTAGCAGTTCCTCCAGTTACTGTTTGTTCCATTTTAACTCCAACAGTAGGTGTTGAACCAGTTGAAGTAAGTTTTATAGAATATAAAGATGAATAATCACTTCCACTAAAAATAGATGAAGAAGTAAATTCAGTTGGATTTTTTATAATACCAACTTGAGAGAATTTAGTATCAACTGGAAAATCTCTAGTTGAATCATCAAATCTAGCATATACCAATACTTTATCTGTGCCTAATTCAGTATAGATATTATATCCATGACCTTTTGAAGGTGGAATAATTGGTATTAATTTAGCAGGATCTGGAATAGATCCAGAAGGTTGTAGAGTTCCTAAATCAACTACACCGAAAGTATATCCACTTCCACCCGTAACTACCAATGCTTTAGTTATTGTTCCTGCAGAATTGACAGTAATTGATACTTTTCCTCCACTTCCATCACCTAATATATCAACAATTCCTGCAGAATAGTTTGCACCACCATCTGCAATGTATATTGCTTTAATTTGATTTTGATTAATATCAGAATCACCTGCTTCTCTAACATTTTGAATTTGACTATCTATTGAAGTACTCCAATCATTAGGAACTACAACATACTCTGTAGAATCAAATTTTATAATATCACTTGGAGAAACTGAAAATAAGTATTTCCAAATATATCCATCACCACTTGTTCCAGCTGCTGTAGGTTCTAAATCAGTAAAAGTTGGTTCGTCTTTAGATACATTACCTTTCAAATTAGATCCTGAAGAACCATTTTCTATACAAACATAAACTCTAAAATCACTATTAATTACATAATAATTAGAATCATATAATCTACTTAAATTGGAATTTGGTGCTGGATTTGCATTACTATAATCATGTCGATACATATCATAACGAGTATTAGAACTCCAAGAAACTTTTCTTATAAGTCTTCTAA